AAGGTGTAGAGGTGGCCAAAGCTGGCGCTAAGTTCTCATCTAACAGCAAATCAGCACTTGCCGAAATGCACAAGATGGCCGCCGATATGTGCGCCAAATTCGACGGCCTTGGTTATAAGGACGAGGACAAAGAAGAAGATGACACCGTGGAAAGTTCTGATACTATTGGCGACATAGCTAAGGGTTTAGCAGAAAGCGACGACATTAGCAAAGCTCTTGAGGTTGCGAATACTGAACTAGCCAAGGCCCAAGCAGTTAACACCGAACTGACCGAAACCGTGACCAAAGCGAACGCCCGGATTGCAGAGCTTGAAGCTCAGCCAGCGCCCGCAAAGGCGGCCCGCTTCGGCCTTCAGGTGGCGATTAGCAAGAGCCAAGACAACAGCCCACTGAGCCGCAGCGACTTACCGCCTGAGCCAGCAAAGGGCACCGAGGCGCACGCGCTCTGGGCCATGAAAGCGATTCACAGCGGCGACCTTCACAAGTAGTTTTTAAAACGTTTGCCGTGAGAACGGCGCAACCACAGCCAGCGCAAGCGGCAAACAAGAGGAAGCACCACTATGTTCAACCCGACTCAAGAAACTATTGACGCAATGAAGGGCGCCCAAGTTAACGCCCTTAGCGACGGTATCAGCAAGGCATATACCCAAGCTACCGGCTTGGTCAACTATGACTTGCAGCCCGTCGCGCTCAATCTATACCCGGTTCTTACTCCGTTGCGTAACCGCATTCCTCGCGTTTCTGGCGATGGCGGCACGGCGACCAACTGGAAAGCCGTTACCGGCATCAACACCACGAACATCAGCATTGGCGTGTCAGAAGGTCAGCGTGGCGGCGTGCAAACGCAAACCACCGTGGACAAGACTGCAGCCTATCGCGGTATTGGTCTTGAAGATTCCGTGACCTTCGAAGCTGATTACGCGGGCACTGGCTTTGATGACATCAAGGCTAAAGCGGCAGTTCGCTTGCTTCAATCTGTAATGGTGGCCGAAGAGCGCCTTTTGACTGGCGGTAACTCGTCTATCGCTCTGGGTGTGACTCCTACAGCTACGGTTGTGGGTTCTGGCACTGGCGGTACGCTGGCTGCGCAAACCATGTCGGTTATCTGTGTGGCGCTGACTCTTGAAGGTCTTCGCGCTTCTACTGTTTCTGGTGGCTTGCCTTTGTCGGGCACTCGTACCAACGCCGACGCGTCAACCGACAGCGTGAACGCGGGCACCGCACAGAAGTCTGCTTCTGCTACCGCTGTTCTTTCTGGCTCTACGTCTTCAGCTACCGCAACCGTCACCGTAGTGAATGGCGCTGTGGCTTATGCGTGGTTCTGGGGTGTTGCTGGCTCTGAGTTGCTTGGCGCTATCACGTCACTGAATACCGTGGCCATTACCGCCGCTGCTACTGGCACGCAAAACGCCTCTGCAGGCTTCACAGCTGACAAGTCAGCGAACAGCTTGGTGTTCGATGGTCTGCTTACTCAGATTCAAACCGTGGGCAGTGGCGCGTACGTGGTTTCCTTGCCTACGCTTGCTGGTGTCGGTACTGCGCTGACTTCTGACGGCGCGGGCGGAATTGTCGAGATTGAAACGGCGTTTGATTCGTTCTGGACTAACTACCGCTTGAGCCCTAGCGATATCGACGTAAGCGGCAAGACTCTGCTTGCAATGAATAAGCTAATCATCGCAAACGGTGGCGCACCTCTGATTCGCTACACCAACGACAACTTGCAAGGCGGTCAAATGACTGCAGGCACCGTGATTGCGTCGTATCTGAACAAGATCACGAACACCACAGTGAAAATCAACGTTATGCCTGAAATGCCAGACGGCATGGTGATGTTTTTCAGCCGCTCAGTGAGCTACCCGCTTAACGGTGTGGGCAACATTCTGCAGGTGAAAACCCGTCGCGACTACTACCAAACCGAGTGGCCACTACGCACGCGGAAGTATGAGTACGGCGTTTACGCTGACCAGCTCTTGCAAAACTACTTCCCGCCTGCGTTCGGCTTGATTCGTAACGTTAAGGTGTAAGTGGCTAGGCCGTAGAAATGCGGCCTTTTCTTTAATCTAAGAGAGTTTGACTTATGGCCAAGTGGAATCAGAAAGACACGCACGGCATCAGCATTGGCGGCCAGTTTTACCCGGCTGACGAGAGCGGCACTGTGACCGTGCCAGACAATGTGGGCGACCTTGCGCAATACGGCTTTACGCCAGTTCGCGACACCGAAGCAGAAGCAAAGGCGAGAGCTGAAGCGGTGGAATTGCAAGCCCAAGCTGACGCAGTTGCACAAGCAGAAGCTGAACGTGTTGCGGCAGAGGTAGCGGCTCAAGCTCAAGCTGACGCAGACAAAGCGGCAGAAGCCGAGAAAGTGACTAAGAAGAGCGGCAAGTAATGGCCCTGACTACCCTTGCCAACGTCAAAGCATGGCTTGAAATGGACATGGCGGTAACGGCTCAAGACGCGGTAATCACGCGCCTGATTGATTCGTGCTCTGTCTATATCGAGTCATGGCTAAGCCGCAAGATTGCGCAAGCGGTCTACACGGAAGCCTATGACGGCAAGGGTAGCAATGCCATTACGCTCGCAGAATACCCAATCACTGCGCTGACTTCGGTTTCTATCGACGGCGTAGCGCAGGTGATTGTTCCAAACACAGAATTCAATACCGTTGGCGCTCGCTACCATGAGCGGCAGCTAGTAATTAACGGGAAGGTGTTTAGTCGTGGCCGGGGTAACGTTCTAGTGACGTATCAGGCAGGCTATGCGACCGTTCCCGCTGACATTGAGCAAGCCTGCATTGAGCTGGTTTCCTTGCGCCTTAAGAACGCCCGCAAAGCGAACCTAGGCATTCAGAGCAAGACCCTTGCAGGCGAGAGCATCACGTTTTTCAGTGGTGCCATGCCAGACTCTACACGCGACATGCTTTTGGAATATCGCAATGTGGTGCCCGCATGATTCGCGGCACGGTCACGAACAATACGAAGCTGCCTAAGTCGGGCACGTTCGAATCGGCACTAGCGAAGACCATTAGCGCGCTGACCTTTCGCCTGCTTGGCATGGTGAAGCAAGACAAGCTCAGCGGCGACCCATTGAACCGCAAGAGTGGCCGCCTCAGTCGGTCAGTAAATGCCAAATTTGAAGACGCGGGCAAGACCGGCGTTGTAGGTACGAACGTGATTTATGGCGCAGTGCATGAGAAGGGCGGCGCAGTAAGCATCCCTGCCCACATGCGCAAGATGAAACAAGCCTTTGGCCGACCCGTCGCTGTGCCGCGTGACATAGCGGTTAGCGCCCACACAGCCAACTTCCCTAAGCGCTCGTTTCTGGCTTCGGCCCTGCGAGAGCTAGAGCCACAGATTAAGCCAGCGATTCAAGCCGCCGTACGGGACGTAATTAAGGTATGACCAGAGAGCCGATATACGCTGCCCTATTTGCGAAGCTGGAAGCGCTCAAGACGGCGGGAGCGATTGCGACATGCTCGCGCCGTTTGCTGCACTGGAATGACGTAGGAGACATTGCGCAGCCTGCCGTGTTTATGACGCAAGGCAACCAAGCCGCATCGCATCAAAGCAAGGCGCTCCCATTCAAGTGGGATTTAGACGTGAAGATTTATGTGTACGTGCAGGCGAGCGAATTGGTAGCTCCCGCGCAAGTGCTTAACCCGATTTTGGACGCTATCGAGGCCATCTTAGCCCCGGCAAATGGCCAGCAACAAACGCTAGGCGGCCTGTGCGACGTTTGCTATATCGACGGCGCCATAGAGACTTTTGAAGGTACGTTAGGTACGCAAGAAGTGGCCTTTATTCCCGTGAAAATCTCGGTGCGGTAGCACCTAACAACCAGCAAGAGGTAATACCCCATGTATCTATTCGGCTCCGGCACCCTGTACGGAATTCCCACTTCTGACGCCAACGGTAACGCCATTGCAGTGCCTACGCCGGTTAAGTTCGGCACGCTGCAAAATGTGTCCGTTGACGTTAGCTTTGAAAACAAAACGCTCTACGGTCAAAGCCAGTTCCCTGTTGCGGTTGGTCGCGGCAAGGGCAAGATTTCGGGCAAAGCTTCATTCGCCAGCTTGAACGGCGCGACCGTGAACAGCATGTTCTTTGGGCAAACGCTGTCGTCTGGAATCATTGGTGTAGTCAATGACGTGACCGGCACGGCTGTGCCCACTACACCGTTTCAGATTACACCAACGGTACCAAACGCTGGAACTTGGACGCTTGATCTAGGCGTGACTGACGCCAACGGGCGCGACTTCACCCGCGTGACTTCAGGCCCAACAACTGGGCAGTACTCGGTCAGTGCTGGCGTTTATACGTTCGCAACTGCAGACACCGCCTTGGTCGTGTTCATCAGCTACGAATACACGGCCACCAGCACCACGGCTAAGAAATCAACAGTTTCAAACCTGTTGATGGGTTATGCGCCTACCTTCCGTTGCGAGCTGTCAGCTCCGTACGCAGGCAAGCAAATGACCCTTACCCTGTTTAATTGCATCAGCTCCAAGATGACATTTGCCACCAAGCAAGATGACTTCATGGTGCCTGAATTCGATTTTGACGCATTCGCGAATTCTGCCGGTCAGGTGATGACCTACCAGTTCAGCGAGTAAAGGCATGGCCTTTAGGGGTGGTTCGCCACCTCTCTTTTTATTCCAACATACAACAAGAGAATCAACGCCATGACAATTGTTAAAGTGAAAGGAAAGACCGTTAATCTAAACGGCGCCGACTACGTAATTCCGCCGCTCAACTTGCGCGCTCTTGAGCAGTTGCAAGACAAGCTGACGACCTTTGGCGGCGCTCCCAGCCTTGAGAACATGGGCATTGTGGCCGACATTGCGCACGCCGCACTGAAGCGCAATTACCCGGATATGACCCGTGATGAGGTGGCAGACCTTATCGACTTCGGCAACATGACCGAAGTAATGGAAGCTGTCATGAACGTGTCCGGCCTTACAGCCCAAAGTGACGCGCCGGGGGAAGCGACGGGGGCGGCGAAGGCATAGATTGGGAACACACGTTTGCGCACTTGGTCATGTGTACGGGTTTCACGTACGACCAAGTAGGCGAACAGTTCGACCTCCCCCGCCTTCGGGCAATGCAAAGCTACTGGGAAGGTAACCCGCCCATTCATATCATGATTGCGCGCTACCTCGACATTAAACCAAAGGCTGCAACAGAAACAGAAAACCCAAACGAGGGGCTTATCGCTGCCCTTGACGCGTTCAATTCAGGGGGCTAGGCCGTGGACAATGTAGTACAGGTAAAGGTCACAGGGGACGCCAGCGGCGCAGAAGCGGCAATGGCTAAATCGGTTGTCGCTGTTTCCTCTGGTGTCACCACCATGAAAGAGAGCTTCGCGGCTCTCACCAACGTTTTCAGCTCCCTGCAGTCGAAAATGTTGCTTGTCGCTGGCGTGCTCGCAGGCGGCAAGGCGTTCAAAGAATCCATTGACAAAGTTGTGGAGCTTTCGAAAGAGGCCACACAACTGTCTAACGCCCTCGGCATTTCGGCCGACGAAGCGGGCGTACTCAATACCGCGCTGGGCAACGTGTTCCTAGACAAAGACACGTACATCGGCGCCACCAAGCAGATTACCAAGCAGCTCAACAGCAACGCTACGGCGTTCGCTCAGATGGGCATTGCTACGAAGGACGCGCAAGGGCAGCTATTGCCTATGTCGTCAATCATCGCCAACACCGCCAGCAGCCTGCAGCAATACCAAGCAGGTACTGAGCGCAACGTCATGGCCAACCAGCTCCTAGGGCGCAGCTATGAGGACGTGCTAAAGCTGGCCAAGCTGACCCCGCAAGTGATGCAAGAGGCTGCGCAAGAGGTGGCCGACTATCACAAGCAGCTGGACCCCGCCGCAGTCCTGCGCTACCGCCAAGCAATGGAAAACGTGGGCGACGTTATCGAAGGCGTTCAAGTCGCCATCGGTACCGCGCTCATGCCCGTGTTGTCGCAGCTGGGCGAATGGCTGTCAGCTATCGGGCCGTCCATCGTGGGCGCCTTTATCGCGGTGCTGGACACGTTCACCTTCGCCTTTAAAACCCTGTGGTCAATCGTCAAGGTCGTCTGGGATGTGCTCGCGCAAGCGTTCAGCTCCATAGCCGAAGGGCTTGAAATCGCCTTTGGGAAGAGCAGCCTAACGACTGTGCAGTTTTTCACCAACTGCCTAACCGTGGTCAAGCTCGCATTCTTGGCTGTTGAATTTGCCGTGGTTCAGTTCGTGGAAGCGGTGAAGTTCTACCTAGACCTAGCCTCGACAATCCTTTTTGCCTTTGCCGATACCGCCAAGCACGCGCTAACGCTCGACTTCTCTGGCGCCAAAAAAGCGTGGCAGAACGGCCTAGGTGAGATTGCTGGCGTGGTTCAGGCTCATACCGCAAAGATGGCGGGAATCACTGAGCAGTACGCGGGCAAAGCTAACGAGCTAATCATGCCTTCTGCGTTAGGTGGCGCACCTTCGGGCGGCGCGGGAGCACCCAAGGGCGGCAGCAAAAAGTCATTCACGATTGACAAGAAAGACCCCGCGAAAGAGACAGGCACCCGCACCAGCGCATGGGCAATGGAGCTGGATAACGAAAAGGCAACGTATCAGCTCAAGAACAACCTGAAAAAGCTGGATATCGCTAATGAGGTTTCCTACTGGGAGCAGCGGTTGACCATGACCGCGAAGGGCAGCAAAGAGCAAAACGAGGTTATCAAAAAGCTCAATGACTCTAAGCTGAAGCAAGCCCTAGAAACTTTCGAGCGGGAGCAAGAGCTTTCTCAAATCGGTATCGAGCGGGCACGCAGCGCGGCTAATTCAATGCTGGCCATTGACCAAGACAACGCACGGGCACAGCTAGACCTTGGCAACATTTCGAATGAGCAGTATCTAGTTCAGCTGCAATCGTTCGAAGATCGACGCTATGAGATTGCCAAGGCGGCGGCAGAGCAGCGGCTACAGCTTAATGCCAATGACCCTAGCGCCAACCCTGCAGAGCGGGCGCGCATATTGGCTGAGATTGAAGCTATTGATGCAGAGCACGGGCGCAAGAACAACGAACTACAGATTCAAACGGTCAAAGAGCAAAGCAAGCTGTTCGAAGAGCTGAGCGGCACCATGAGCAGCCTTTGGGATAAGGGCATAGAGGCCATGATGAACGGCACCCTACGGTGGTCTAACGCCTACCGTGCGGTGCTGGCCAGCGTGGGCAAGGTGTTCTTGCAGTTCGCCATGCAGAAGGCCAAGGCTTGGCTACAAACCGAAGTCTTGCAAACCGTCTACACCCGTGCACAGGGTGCGGTTCGTTCGCTTCTGGAAAAGGCTGGGCTCATGCAAAGCGTGTCGGCAACTGCCACCGCTGCGACCACCAAGGTAGGAGCTAACGCCGTCGTGGCTGGCTCTGGCGCTGCGTCAGCAATGGCGGGCATTCCTTATATCGGCCCTATTCTGGCCATCGCAGCCATGGCGGCCATGATTGCCAGCGTAGGCGGCCTCAAGGGCTCCATCAAGTCAGCGCGTGGTGGCTACGACATTCCTGCGGGAATTAACCCAATGGTTCAGCTGCACGAACAAGAAATGGTCTTGCCCAAGGCTCAGGCCAACGCGGTGCGGGACATGGCAGAGGGTGGCGGCTCAGGCGGTGGCGGCGGCACGGTTAATTTGCACGTTCATGCGCTTGACGCTGGTTCAGTTAAGAAGCTTTTCATGGACAACTCACAGCACATCGGCGAAGCTGTTAAGAAGCAATTTAGAAACGGCGGGGGTATCAAGTAGTGGGCAATTCAGTATTTCCGACGTTTGCGGGCATAGCTTGGCCAGTGCGGCGCATCCCGAAATTCAACACCAAAGTCAAGGAGACGGTTAGTGGCAAAGAGTGCCGCGCTTCTTTCACGGCGTACCCAAAGTATGAGATTGACTTGGTATTTGACTATTTGAGCTTGGACGACTACAAGACGCTGGGCGGTTTCTTCAAGCTGCGCAAGGGTAAGTTTGATTCGTTCCTGTTTCTTGATCCTGACGAAAGCACGGTAACCGCGCAATCAATCGGCACGGGCAACGGGGTAACGAAGCAATTCCAGCTTGTGCGCACATCAGGCGGCTTTACTGAGCCATGTGAGAATGTCGGGACGGTTTCGGTTTACCAAAACGGCGTTCTGCAGGGCAACGTATACACAATAACGGCAACCGGCATAGTTGATTTCGGCACTGCGCCAGCAAATGGGGTAGCGGTAACTTGGACGGGCACGTATTATTGGCGCGTAAGATTCAATCAAGACACCGCCGAGTTTGCCCAGAACATGAAAACCTTTTTTGAAATGAAAAAGCTTTCAATGGTGGGGGCGACTGGCAACAAAGTATAAAACCGAGGCCATATGAAATCTGCAAGCGCTGCAATGGATACGCTTCTAGCTACGAACGGCCCTTTTTTCATGGCCGACCTTTACACAATCACCCTCTTGAGCGGCACGGTACTGCGATTCACTAGCGCAGACGTGCCGCTTACGGTTTCCGGGCAAACCTACCTCAACACCGGCCCCACTCTCTCGCGCACCAAGACCCGCCTAACGCTGGGCCTAGAGGTGGCAACGATGGATATTGAGATATCCGCAGACGACACACAGCTACTTCTGGGCACTCCGTGGATTCACGCGATTCGCCAAGGCAAGCTAGACGGCGCAATTATTCGGGTTGACTTGCTAATGGCGCCTGACTGGACAGACACCAGCGCCGGAAGTATCCCGATTTTCGAAGGCGAAGTGCGCGACACCGACGCGGCACGGCTCACGGCAAAAGTCACCGTGGCGTCTATCGCCTATAAGTTCGACATGAACCTACCCAAGAACAGCTATACGCCTTCGTGCGGTCGAACGCTCTACGACACCGGATGCAAGGCCGTAAAGGCGACGTTCTCGGCTTCTAGCGCTGCGGGCTCAGGAAGCACCAATACGTCAGTTACCAGCGCTCTGGCGCAAGCGACAGGCTACTTTGATTTAGGCGTAATCACCTTCACCAGCGGCGCCAACAACGGAATTTCCCGCACCGTGCGCGGCTTCGCGGGCGGCACGTTCGACCTGTCCCTACCTCTGCCGGTTCAGCCCACGCCGGGCGACACATTCACCGCTGCGGCAGGCTGCGACAGAACGCAGAGCACATGCACCAACAAGTTCTCCAACATGGCGAACTTTCGCGGCTTCCCCTTCGTACCTAATCCTGAGTCAATTTTGTGACGTGGCGTGATGACGCCGTAAGCGTCGCACGCTCTTGGCTTGGCACCCCGTATCACCACCGCGCACGCATCAAGGGCGTGGGGACTGACTGCGGAATGATACTAATTGCGGTGTTCTCGGAGTGCGGAGTTATTGAGGACTTCGACCCCGGCGAATATGCTCAAGAATGGATGATGCACCGCAGCGAAGAAAAGTATCTAGAGGCTGTCGAACGATATGCTACGAAAGTAGAGCGTGACCCGCTGCCGGGTGATATTGTGCTATTCAAATTTGGGCGATGCATCAGTCACGGGGCAATAGTCAGCGAGTGGCCTTGCATCATTCATGCATATATGCAGGCGGGCATGGTGGTTGAAGACAACCTAGACACCAACGAAGCTCTTAAAAATAGACTAATCGGCGTTTGGTCGGTGGGGAAATAAGACATGGCAGGCGGTCAAAACACTGAGCTTCGCGCACCACGCGCAAGTAGTATTTCATCCATGACTTCGGCCTATGGTCGGGTCATTCCGCTGGTGTATGGCATGAACCGCGTTCAAGCCAACGTCATCTACTACACGGATTTCGTGGCCACGGAAAACAAGACAAAGAAAAAATCAGGGGGCAAGGGCGGCGGCGGAAGTCAAACGACTATCGACTACACGTACACAGTGTGCGCCCTGTTTGCGTTGGCTGAGGGCGTGGCGTCAAGCATCAATAATCTGTGGGTCGGCAAAGCTCAAGGCACGCTATCGGCGTTCGGGCTGTCTTCTTTTCTTGGCACTGCTAGCCAGACGCCGCTTGGCGCCATCACCACCGGACACCCTACCGAAGCTCTGAGTTATCGAAATACCGTCTACGTCGGAGCCGCCAAGTTCTCTCTGGGCAGTGATGCGTCCATCCCCAGCGTTAACGCCGAAATCGTGGGCCGCCTTGCGGGGGTCAATCTCGGCGGCTGGGTCACTAACGACGCCAATATTGCAGACATCATTTACGACCTAGTGACCGATCCGCACGCCTGCCTTGGTCTAAGTGCCGCCAACCTTGGAAGCTTGACCGCGTTGCGCACCTATTCGCAAGCCGCAACCATGTTTGCTTCGCCCGTGTACACCGAAGCCAAGCCAGCGCGGGAAATGATTAACTCGCTGTGCCAGATTGCGAACACTGGCGTCTTCTTCAGCGAAGGGGTAATCAAGTTCGTTCCCTATGCCGACGTGGCGATTACAGCGAACGGCACGACCTTTACGCCCAACCTGACGCCCTGCTATGCCCTGACCGACGACGACTTTATCAATGACGGCGACGACCCTGTGCGTGTGATTCGTAAGCCGCAAGCGGACGCCTACAACTCAATCAAGCTGTCTTATCGCAATCGCGGCAACGAGTACAACGACGAAGTAGTTACCGCGAAAGATCAGGCCAGCATAGAGAAGTATGGCGAGCGGCTAATGTCAGAAGTGACCATGCCGGAAATTGCCCACCCGATAACGGCCCGCAGAGCTGCACAACAGATTTTGCAGCGGGTTGGGAATATTCGTAACGTCTACCAGTTCAAGGTAGGTTGGCGCTTCGCTCGCCTTGAACCTATGGACATTCTGACGCTCACCGAGAGCGGCTTGGGCTTGGCGGCTGAGCCCGTGCGCATCATTGAAATCGAAGAAGGTGACGACGGGTATAGCATTAAAGCAGAAGAAATGCAGGTAGGCAGCCTAGGCGCTGCCGCATACACGACACAGACAAGCAGCGGCTACAAGACCGACTACAACACCGCGCCCGGCACCACTAACGCGCCCGTGGTCTTTGAGCCGCCAAACTCGCTCACGGCGGTGCCTCAGCTGTGGATTGCTGCCAGCGGCGGCGCCAATTGGGGTGGCTGCAATGTCTGGGTAAGCGACAACGACGTTAGCTACCAGCAAGTAGGCATCATTAGTGGCAGTGCTAGGCATGGCACGCTTACGGCTGCATTCGCGTCCGGCTCAGCGCTCGACACAACAAACACGCTTGCGGTTAGCTTGGCGGTGAGCGGTGGCGAGCTGACGGCAGGAACAACTCTAAACGCCACCGACCTTACCACTCTGTGCTATGTGGACGGCGAGCTACTCGCATACCGTGACGCAACGCTTACCGGAACCAACGCCTACAACCTCAGTTATTTGGTGCGCGGCGCTTACGGCTCAGCAATCAGCGCGCACCTTAGCGGGACCAAGTTTGCCCGCCTAGATCAATCGATTTTCAAGTACGGCTACGACCCTAAGTTTTTGGGTCGCACGATTTACCTGAAATTTCAGTCGTTCAATGTGTACGGCGGCGCACTTGAGGATGTGTCAACCCTCACGCCAGTGCCCTACACCTTTGCCGGGGCGCAAATCGCCACGGTCGGCACTGTTTCCCTACAGCAAAACTGGCTTGGCGATAGCGTCCGCGTTAACTGGCAACCCGTCGCGGGCGCGAATAGCTACACCGTGCAGGTTCGCGACGTTACCGGCGTGTCAATCTATCGCACGATCACGACGAACGACATAAATTACGAATACACCTGGCAGGATTCTGTTGCAGACGGCGGCCCCTATCGCTCGCTCCAAATCTGGGTCAAGGCTCAGAGCCCTAACGGGGCAAGCGGCGCGTTTGCCACGATCACGGTTTCAAACCCGGTGCCTGCCGCCCTAACTGGCCTGCAGCTAACGGGCGGCTTCGGCGTCATCTTCTTCGAATGGGCAATAGGCACCGATACCGACATTGCAGGTTATCAAGTGTGGATGAGCGCCACACCCGGCTTCACTCCCGGCGCAGGCAACCTCATCTATGACGGCGTAGACAACAAGTTCAACACGCGCACGCTCACCGGGGGCGCGGCCATCGTAGCGGGTACAACGTACTACCTGCGTGCAGCCGCTTACGACCGGTTCGGAAAGACCGGCCTGAATGTATCTAGCGAGCTGTCAACCACGCCGCTGGCCATCGTGGCGGGCATCACTGCGGGCGAAATCACCGGCACGATGGTGGCCGCTGGTGCGCTGGATATGACCAAGTTTGCGAACGGCATTAGACCGCCTCGCGTGGTGGCGTCACTGCCAGCCATTGACAGCATTACCTACTTCAACAATGACACGGTAGTGCTGACGACTGACGGGAAGCTATACCGTGCCGTTTCTGGCTCTTGGACGAAGGCTACAGACGGCGCCGATATCGTCGCTAACTCCATTACAGCGGGGCAGATTTCAGCGGGCGCGATTGGCGCGAGCCAGATAGCGGCCAATGCCATCACCGCTGAGAAGCTATTTGTGCGCTCTATGGGTTCGGCGATCAACGATGATCCCAATTTTGCAGACCCGACAGCTTGGGCTTATGGTGCGGGGGTTTCTCAGGGCTCTGGCGCGGCTGGCCCCGGAGTTGTGGCGCCAACGTATGCTACTTGTTCAGCCAGCCTAAATGCTGTCGCGACTTCTTCAAGACTCTACCCTATCACCAGCACCAAAACCTACCT